TTGACTTCTTGTACGCTCGTCTTCTCTTTGCTTATAATCTTCAGCACCTGTTTGCCAAGTTGCTGGCGGGGTTGCTAACTTTACAGCAACATATCTTCCGCTTGGGTCTGTGTAGAAATCTTTGCCACCCGCTCTGTCTGATGTTCCAGTGTAAGCATTCCATTTACCTGGAATGTAGCCACCCTCGCCTTTTGTCCAGCCGTCAATAAACTCTGGTTGCTCTTTTAGGGTTGCTTTTGCTTGTTCTTTTTTAGGAGCGCTCTTTTTGTCATAGCGAGAAATCAACGCTTGAGTGTCGCCCCAACTCTGCGTTACGGCAAACGGCTTGTCTACAACTAAACCATCGTTAGAGCCTTTAGCAATGTGATAAACGGGTAGGTCTGGGTTTAGGCTCTTGTCATCATTGGCACCACGAACTCTAGTAATGCTTGGTTCATTAGGTGCTGAAGCAAGATTAGGGTAGCGAGTTGCTAGCCAACCATCGGCGGAACGGAAAGTGTCAACGCCGTTCTCACTAGAAATTTTTGTCCAGCCAGTAGGGGCATCTTTTTTGACTAGCGTTGCTGGATTGACAAGTAATTTCTTATCAACCAAAGTTGACTTAGGTGCGCCTAGGTCTACGCTATCTGGAAGAATAGCCTTTATTGATTCAACTTGGTCTGCTGGAACGCTATAAATTCCAGAACCTAAAGTTGGGTGGTTGAAAATTTCTAAGTCAAAACTATCCGTCTTGGAGTCATACCCAGCAAAACGAAATAGTGTAGAAATTCCTTTGAGTGCCTTGCCAAGCCATACTCTGGCTCCTCCACCCATCCACGCAAATCTGCCTTTTCTGTCCCTGCGCTGGGCCCTAGCCCTAGCGCTTCGTGCTAAAAAAGAGTTCCCCCCACCGTAAGGGTCTACTCCAGCCGTAAGGCTGAGAATAACATCCCTTGGAACTTCGGTAGCAGGAGTTGCTTCTAACTTTGCTAGTACATATTCACGCTCAAGGCTAGATGCTGGTGCTATAAAAGCAGAAGCAACTAGCGGGCGGAATGTTTCAGCAATTCTAGGGTCTGCTGACATCCACTCGGCGTGAAATTGAGTCAATTCTTCTGTGCTGAAGTTATGCTCTCTGGTTGATAACGGGTGTCCTACTGGTAGTAGGTCCCTGTGTATATTGGAAACTTTTGGCTGTGCTCCAGTTGTTGCCATATTTAGAAAATCTGACAACTCTCTAAGAGCAGTGAAAACTCTTTCGCCTGGATTAGTCAGGTTTAGTACAGTTCTGTTCAGGCTTCTTTCAAGAACTTCAAGCATCTCAAACTTACCAACTCTGCGAGTAGGTAGTGCTTTAGCGTTTGCTGAAGCAACGAGTGCTTTTCCTTCGCCAACAACATCTAACTTTTCTACTTTTTTGTAGATAGATGGTAGAGAAACATCTCCAGAACTAGAGATGATTTTATTTATCTCGTCAACTGGGTCAAAAAACTCCGAGTTATCTTGTTCACTCATTATTAGAGTTCCAATCTAGTAATTACTGTAGCGTCGGCTCCCACGGTTGTAGATAACTGCCAAATCCACTTAGAGTGCATATCAATACGCTCTGCTAAGAAGTTAGCGATACCTTGTTCATTACATTCATTAGCGAGGTCAAAGGCTTTGGTAATGCATTCTTTTAGGTGATTATTAATGATGTAAAGATTCCCAGCCATCTCAATCGGGTCTCCAGAAACTTGATTGATGTGTAGGCAAGTTAGTGAAGAAAAATCTTCCAATGTGTATGGAGCGTCAAACCCTAACTTGCGGATATTCTCCCCAAAAGGGTCAATTGCTGAATCGGCATCTTCATATAGTTCTTGGAAGAACTCGTGGAACTGTGAGAACATAGGTCCTTTTACATTCCAGTGGTAACCGTGAGCAATAAGTTTGTAAGAAACGGTGTCCCCTAAACAGACTGCTAGGTGTTCTGCTAATTGCTTATGCATTATTTACTTTCCTGTGTTGGTTGTGTAGGTTCGGCTAAGTCTGGTGGAGTGGCATCGCCTGGAGTTATAGGCTCTGGTCCAGCCTCTGCTGGAGTGGCAGTAGGTTCTGTAGGTTCTGCTAGTCCAGGTGGAGTTGCTTCTGGGGCTGGTGCTTGCTCACCACCCGCTGGTGGCTCACCACCTTGAAGCATTTGGTCTAGACCTGGAACTGCTGGAGTTGGCTGTGCTGCCTGTGCTGCTCCACGAATCTTCTCCATAACATCTGGGGCCACAACGCCAAGCATTGCTTCCGTAAGTTCTGGAGTAATCATTCCCTTTTCAATCAACATACGCAGTGTGATTTCAGTAGGGCTTGGAGCCTCTGCTTCGGAGAAGCCGTGCGTTCTACGCCAAGTCTCATAAGAGATAGCCATCTTGTCGAATCCCATATCAGCATCTGCCGCACGGTCATTACGAGTAGCAACTTGTGATGGGTCATACCAAACAACAATGCGCTCAACTTCTGGCTCGGTAAATCCGTTAGCAAGTAGGTAGGGGCGTAGATAGACAACTGTGAGTGCGTCAGCAATCAAAAGCATAAGAGGCTCAATGTGAGCCTTGTATAGCGACTCATCAATCTGAAGTGCGTTTGAGTACTTCACATTTGCTAGACCAGAAACGATGTCCTTAGGAACATCTAGACCTTGCATAATTCTTTCAAGCACACGGTCAGCACGAGCAGCAAGCATAGGGTCAAACGAACGCTCAAACTTGAACTGCTTGATTTTGTCGCCGAGTTCTGCTGGACCACGAATAATAAGTGGAACAACCGCTGATGCCGAGTCTTCATCCTTGATTGGAGTTGTCATAGCATCCATCAACTGGTCTTCGAACTCGTCTTCTAGTTCCTCTGGAGTAGGACCGTCGTAGATACCGTCTGAGTCTGAGTAAGGGAAGTCTGGGTCTGGGTTAGCAGCAACCGATAGACCGTCAGGTAGATAGAGCGCACCAGCGTTCAGACGGGAACGCGCCGTTGCACGGAATGTGCGGTTTAGGAGAAGTAGTTCAGCACAAAGGTCTAGGATTCCACGCATTGAAGAATCTGCTTCTTCAGAGAAGCGTGGATGTGCTTTCCAAATACGACCAATGAACGCACCCTTAGGTAAAAGGTAAACGCCCTTTTGAGCACCGCCACCCATAGTCTTCAATTCTCGTCTAGGGGCAATAACTACATTGCCACGAGTGTCAACGGTAATCTCGTCAACAGAGCGGATATCCCAAGACTCTGGGGTGCCGTCTGATGGGCGTTGAGGAATTTGACTTAGGTAGCACTCACCTGTTACTTGTAGGTTTAGGGCTGCGTCTCTTAGAAGTCCTGCTTGACCGCCGTAAGCAGAGTCAAGTCTTGCTAGAGCACGCTCTGCTGCGGCAACGATACGCTGGTCAAATGCTTCGACATTCCTAATAGGACTAGGAGATTCGGCAGGGTTAGAAACTACGGCAGGGTAAAGACGGATACGAGAGACAACAGAGGCAACTAAGTTGAACGCATACTTTACTTCGCCAATAGCGTCGTAGTACTCCCACGCTTCTTGTTGCCAAGCAGACGAGGCTGCTGCTCTTCTATTTTTGAATTGTTCGGCTTCACTTCTGTCGCCAATCTTCATTTGAGTAGCAGCAGCGGTCAACGCTCTTGGAGTGTTGTAGGCAACAGGGGTGGCAGCATTTGGTACTGGCTTTAGGAAGACAGAGTTGGCAGGTAGATTATTAGTGATTGGAGCAGACGCACGAATACCTCTTGTTGGAGCATTCTGTGTTGCTGACTTATCACGCCTGAAAACGCCCAAAGTTATTCTCCTACTGTTAGTCGTCTAGACGCTTGGAAATTAGGGAGGCAACTGCCGATAATGCAAACGGAAGTGCAACTATGGTTGTTGCCATAGGAACTATTGTATAGCAAATTACGATACCCAATGAAATCCAAATGCTTGTACACCAAGTACAAGTGAACAGATAACCAAAAGTGGTCGACGGCGGAAATCTTTTCCAAATTCTGTTTCTCAACCACTCAAAAATGTAGTCTGAAACTATGAATCTAGTAATTCTAAAAGTTGCTAGACATAAGATTATGAAAGTAAGTGGGTCTATGTTCAAAACTGGTCCTTTATTGAGTGAAGTGTTCGGTACGGGTTCCAACTCTTGAGCCTAGAGCCACATCCGCAGTTATTGTCTTTCGAAAACGCCAGTATCTTTCCGCTGACGGTCTTAGCGTGGGCATCTTTTTCTGGCTTTTCTGCTTTGATGTATTCTGCTAGACGCTCTTGAAAGATAATCTGTGGGCCAGTGGGAGAGTCTTGAGCAACCCAAACAGTTAGACCTATTTCATCCTCGACTAAAACAACTCTGGTTATGTCTCGATAGAAAACTTCGTCTGGATTTCCCTTAGACCTAATAGATGTAAAGTCTTCGGAGTAATCGGCAGGAGCAACGCTCAAGTGGCAAGGAAAAACATCGTGAACTATTCGCATTTCTATTTTCCTAGTCTGCGAGCAATTGCTCTACTGGTTATGCCCGCTGCCTTAGCAATCTCAGCAATCTTGACATTCTTATTGTACAAGTCTTGAACTATCTCGTTCATCTCCGAGTTGGCTAATCCATTTAGGGATGTCGACGACATACCGCTTCGGTATAGACGAGCAAGGGGGGCTAGATAGCGTAGACGCTCTTGGGTCTCCTTAGGGATGCCCGGAGATTTAGGTTTCTTTAGTTGATAGCCTTTGATTGGTTTGGGCATAGGAGCGTCGACGAAACCGCCCCAAGGAGATGGCACTCTCTTGTTGGTATCAAACTTAGGGTTTGCTTGTGATGTCCAATATTGGACCGTCGAGCGTTTCTGTACAGGGTCGAACGCATTGCCTATTGATTGAAGTGTCCAGCCAGCATCAAAGAGTTGCTTGGCTCGATAGTAGCGTTCTTTCTTACCCATAGTGGTGAGTAAATCAACCTCGTCTTGGGGGAGAGGGCGTTCACGGGCGTATTCTCTGTCTTCACTCATAATGTATTTATATTAGCATCTGTACTAGGAACGATTTTTTTGGAAAATCCGGGAGCGGCCCTTATGCGATAAAAACTTATTACTGACGGAGAAAAAAGATACATTATCGTTTTTTGCCTTTGGCGTGCGAGACGGCAAGCGTTACTTTTCGACCCTCGTGAAATTGTTTCCTGAAAAAATGCCATAAAAATGCCGAAAAAAGTGCCGATTTAGCGGCCTCCAGGGACTTATTTAGACATATAGATGACTTATTTAGACTTACTAGACACTTACTAGACATATGTGAGCACTTCTAGACACTTATTTGACACTTATCTAAGTCTTTGATGACTTCCCAGGCACTTATTGAGCCGCCCATGCGACTGACCAATGCCTTCCCACCAAGGCTCCAATAAGCACTATTTGTCATATCTAGTAAGTCAAGGGGGTCTTTACTACTATTGACTAGGAATTAGGAAGCCTGTTGATGATTTGAGCACAATGGGTGCTTGGAACTTGACCTTTTGATGCCGACTGACCGTATCTTTCTACGGGGCACAGTTGGCAACGGATACGAGCACATTCACTAAGCAATGTGTGAATAGGCTGACCGCATCTTCAATGCTGATGTATGGGGCTCAATGTATGTGGTCATTACATAAGATGTGGTAGGACAGGGCAACCTAACAGGCTCATCACTCATCTAAGACATAAGAGCCAAGTAAATAAAGGACAGTAGGCATTACATACTTGATGAGTTAGTTGAGTGTAGTGGTGTTGACCCCCGTGTATTACAGGGTATGGCCCGGCAACACCCGTGTATATGTGGGTATTGGTAGGTATGTAGGTATGACCTAACTGGGAACAAATGGCTAACCGTATGTGTGTTGGACTTGACAAACTACTATACAAGCACTAAGATAAGTAGTAGGACATCTACTACCTAACCGCAAGCCA